TTTTTAAAAGGTCCGATAGACATGTTGACACTATATGAAAATAAGTATAAACAAGAGGTACAGAAGTTTGCTAACGAGCAAGTTGGTAGAAGACGAAGAGACGACTACACAGACGGCGCAGTTAGAATACCAGTTAACTCAGCAAACCCGTAGGAGATAAATTATGGCAATAACATCGGCAATTTGTACAAGTTTTAAACAAGAACTTTTAGTTGGTACACACAATTTTACAGCAACAAGTGGAAACACTTTTAAAATAGCTTTATTCACAAGTTCAGCATCTTTAGGAGCTGGAACTACAGCTTATTCAACATCAAATGAAATTACGAATTCATCTGGAACTGCATACACTGCAGGTGGTGCAACTCTTACAAGTGTAACACCAACAACTGATGGAACAACTGCAGTTTGTGATTTTGCAGATGTAAGTTTTTCTTCTGCTTCTTTTACAGCAAACGGATGTTTAATTTATAATGATACACAATCTGATAAAGCGTGTGCAGTAGTTGCTTTTGGATCAGACAAAACTGTAACCAGCGGAACTTTTACAATTCAATTTCCAACAGCAGACGCATCTAACGCAATCATAAGATTAGCCTAGGGGAGTAACGACGTATGTCCGTTACTAGAACTTACACGGTAACGGTAGCCAATCCTGGCTCCGGAAATAGATATTACATTGATGGTAATTTACAAGAAACTTTATATTTAGCAGAAAGTGGAACGTATAAATTTGATCAATCGGATTCTTCAAACAATAATCACCCATTAAGATTTTCTACAACAAGTAATGGAAATCATTCAGGAGGTGATGAATATACTACCGGAGTTACTACAAATGGAACTCCTGGAAATTCTGGAGCATATACACAAATTGTAGTCGCAGATTCTGCACCAACTTTATATTATTATTGTACTAATCACTCTGGAATGGGTGGAACAGCAAATACTCCTACAGCAGATACTTGGGGAGCTTTAGGTTGGAATACTAATCGTTGGGGTACGGATGAAGCATTTTCTTTAGGATGGGGTGCACAAGCATGGAATGATAGTGAATGGGGAGAATTAAATGATGCGGTAGTAAGTTTAACTTCACCTGGTTCTATAACTTCTGCAATTGGATCTGTTTCTGTTTCTGCTCAAATAGCAGTAGGTTGGGGCCAAGATGGTTGGGGAGTTGAAAATTGGGGCGAGTCAGGTTTAGTTGTAGAATTAGAAGCACCAAATGCAGTAACAACTACAGTTGGATGTGGAAGTGCTTGGAACCAAGGTACGTATGGTCAACAAGGTTGGGGAGTTTTTGCTTTAGAAACTGCAGACGTTATGGGTTTAACAGGAATTGCATCAACTGCAAGTGTTGGATCACCAACAATAATTGGTAATGCAACTTTTTCTTTAACAGGAGTTTCATCAACAACAAATGTTGGTTCGATAACACCAGCAGATGTTGTAGGTCTATCTGGTGTATCATCTACTTCTGCTGTTGGATCAATATCTCCAGCAGATGTTATAGGAATATCCGGTATATCCTCTACTTCTGCTGTTGGTACTGTACAAATAGCTTCTAATCCAGTTGTCGCTGTATCTGGTGTTCAAATAACTTCAGCTGTAGGAACGATAGATCCTTCAGCACAAGTTGTAGGTTTAGATGGTGTATCTTTTACAGCTAGTGTAGGATCATTAGTACCTGCAGATGTTATAGGTTTAACAGGGCAAGAATTCACCGCTTCTGTAGCTGCGTTTGGAACCTCTACGGGGTTTGGAATTCAAGCGTATCAATCAGTTGACACGGGTTCAAATATTTCGTATTCTGATGTTGCAACTGGCACTAATATAACATATAAAGACGTAGCGTAGGAGAAAATTTATGGCATCAACATACACACCTTTAGGGGTAGAACTTCAAGCAACTGGTGAAAACGCCGGTACATGGGGGACGAAGACTAATACTAATTTACAAATCATCGAACAAATTTCAGGTGGTTTTACTCAGCAAGCTGTCTCTGATTCAGGAGATACAGATCTTACTGTTAATGATGGTTCAACTGGAGCAAGTCTTTCTCACAGAATGATCGAGTTTACAGGAACTATTTCTGCTGGCAGAAATGTAACTATACCAATTGATGTCCAAACTTTTTATTTTTTAAAAAATTCTACAGGTGGTTCTCAGACTGTAACTTTTAAATATGTTTCAGGATCCGGTGATAGTGTAGCGGTAGCTAGTGGAGCAACTAAAATTGTATTTGCTTCTGCAAATGATGGTACTAACCCTGATATTATTGATATGGGTTTTGGTACAGGTGACGTAACACTTACTGGAACACAAACTTTAACAAATAAAACTTTAACAAGTCCTAAAATTGGAACAAAAATTTCAGATACAAATGGAAATGAATTAATTAATTTAACTGCAACAAGTTCAGCGGTAAACGAATTTACGATTGCAAACGCGTCTACAGGTAACGGACCAACTCTATCCTCAACAGGTGAAACTAATAGTGATATTAACATTGCTCCTGCAGGAACAGGAGATGTTGTTCTTGCTGGTGACACTGTAAAAGTTGGAGATTCGGGAGCAGCAGCTACATTAACTTCTAATGGAGCAGGTACACTTACAGTAACAACTGGTGGAGCTGCAGATTTAATTTTAAGCACTAACTCTGGAACAAATTCAGGTACAATTACTATTACAGATGCTGCTAATGGAGATATTACTATTGCTCCTAACGGTACTGGAACTGCTAAAGCAGTTGATGCTGCTGATGCTACAGGTGCAATTAAAATTGCAGGAAAAGAAACTATGTGGATTCCAGCAGTTGCTATGTATGCTAATTCAACAAACGGAGCAGAAGCTGCTCAAGTAGAATTATCTAATGGTCCAGAAATTAAAGTTTTAGACTTTGACAAAGATTCTGATGAATTTGCACAATTCGCTGTAGCATTTCCTAAATCATGGAATGCAGGAACAGTTACTTTTCAAGCTTTCTTTACAGCTACATCTACAAACACAGGAACTACTGCATGGGGATTATCTGGCGTAGCATTAGCTGATAGTGGAGATTTAAATACGGCTTTTGGAACGCAAGTTGTTGCGACAGCAAAAGCACACAGTGGAACATCTAATGATTTAGATGTTGCAGCAGAAAGTGGAGCAGTAACTATAGCAGGATCACCTGGAGATAACGAATATACTTTCTTTCAAATATCAAGAGATGTTTCAGCAGATGATTTAACAGCTGACGCAAGATTACTTGGTATTAAATTATTCTTTACTACTGACCTTGCTAACGACGCATAGGATTAAAAAATGGCTAATGTTTATTTCGCAGAAATACACTGGGGAACGAAAGAAGTAATGCAAACCTTTGTTTTAGGTGGTGATACTCCAATAGGAGATACAACACTTGAAGCAGATCCTACAAGTGTAGCAGCAGAGGAATATGTAAATAGTCTTTGGAAAAGAGGAAATATTTATAAAGCTTTTGCTAGAGATGGCGACTACACAGGTTGGGCTGTTGATAGAGTAAATCCTAGTGGAATTGGTTGTACTTGGGATGAAGCTAATGATGTATTTATTGGTATTGCACCTTTTCCTTCTTGGACTTTAAACACTACCACTTTTAAACATGAGCCGCCGGTTGCTTTTCCTAGCATCACAACTTATTCACAAGGTGGCGAAGACAAAGAATATCAAATACACTGGAGAGAAGATTTAGGAACATGGGATGGTATGAAACTTAGTTCTGATTTTGATGGTACAATTTATAAATGGAACGCAACAAGTTCTACATGGGAGGCAATAGTATAATATGTTTGGATATAGAGTTTTAGGATTTGGATCAGGAGGAGCTGCAGCTCCACCAGTTGAAATTGATTATTTAGTAATCGGTGGTGGCGGTGGCGGAGGCCAAACACAAGCCGGAGGCGGAGGAGCTGGAGGTATGAGATCTTCATTCCCTGGCGGAACAAAACTTGAAATGGCACAAGCTACTCCATACACTATTACAGTAGGCGGTGGAGGAAATGGAGGCGGAAATGGATCTCCAGACGCATCAACAGACGGAGGAGATAGTTCATTAGCAGTAGAAACTACAATTTCATCTACTGGGGGCGGAAGAGCTCCTGGAGGAGCCGGAGCACCCGGAGGATCTGGTGGAGGTGCGGGACCTTACCCTGCAGCTGGCGGATCTGGTAATGCAGGAGGATATAGTCCACCTGAAGGAAATCCAGGAGGAACAAATTCAACACCATACAGTCCAAGTTCAGCTGGTATGGGCGGTGGCGGAGCCGGAGCAGCCGGAGCAAACGGCGGACCAGGGTCAAGATCTGGTGGAAACGGTGCAGCAAATTCTATTACAGGTTCTGCAGTAACTTATGCTGGAGGCGGAGGTGGCGGTGACCACCCTGGAGAAGGAGGCCCATCTTCCGGAGGATCAGGAGGGGGCGGACAAGCTCCAAATACTCCAGGAACAGATGGACTTGGTGGCGGCGGAGGCGGTGGAGATAATAGCCCAAATGCCGGAACGCCAGGAGGAAATGGAAAAATATTTATAAGAATACCAGCAGCTGCAGGAATATCAGCTCCTGACGTTACAATTGCTCCAGGTAGTAATTCAGTTTCTACATTATCACCATCAGGTGATATTTTATGTTCATTTGCTGTAACAGGCACTGTTCAAATTGGATAATTAGAATTGACTAAAAATTAATTTTATGTATAAATGCATATCGAAAGATATGTATGTCAATTAGTAAATTTCAATACGCAATTTATGATAAAGCAATTCCTATAAGAGTTTGTAATGATATTATTAAATATGGTTTAGCTGAAAAAGGAAATTTAGGAACTATTTATTCAACCGGTAATAATATTAAAGATATAAAAAATAATACTTCTAAAGCTACAAAATTATTAGAAAAACGAGATTCAAATATATCATGGTTAGATTGTCCTTGGATACATAGAATAGTGCATCCATGGGTATGGGATGCAATGAAAAAATTTAATTGGAATTATGATTTAATTGGTGCAGAAAAAAGTCAGTTTACAGTTTATCACCCGGGTCAATTTTATGATTGGCACCAAGATTGTTTTTTTGGTGAAGATATTAAAACAAAACATGGGGGCCGCAATAGAAAAATATCTTATAGTCTTTTATTAAATGATCCTAGTGAATACGAAGGTGGAGAACTTCAGTTTGATTTAAGGAATCAAGAAAATTCAGAGGATAATAAAACAGAAACAGTAACACTTAGAGATCAAGGAACTTTAATTATCTTTCCAAGTTTTTCATTTCATAGAGTTTTACCTGTAAAACGTGGGGTAAGATATTCTTTAGTAACTTGGTTTCAAGGACCTGATTGGAGATAAGATGACAAAAGAATACAAAGTAATAAAAAAATTAATATCTCCTGAGCTAGCAAAATTTTTATTTGATTATTTTTTAATAAAAAAAACTGCAACTAATTTACTCTTCGAATATAATATTATATCTTTCTTTGATGAAGATTTTGGTAAATTTGGTGATTTACAAATTCCAAATAAAAATACATTTTGTATATATGGTGATACAGCGTTTGATACGCTTTTGCCAAAAGTTAAACAAAAGATTGAAAAAACTTTAAATAAAAAATTAACTGAAACGTATTCTTACGCTAGAATATATACTACAGGGGATGTACTAAAGCCTCATAAAGATAGACCTAATTGTGAAGAATCTATAACATTAAACTTAGGTGGAGATAAGTGGCCAATATATTTAGAAGATGAAGAGGGAGAAGCTATTAAAATTGTTTTAAAACCAGGAGATGGTTTGGTGTATAAAGGACATAAATACAGACACTGGCGAGACGAGTTTACTGGTAAAGAATGTGCTCAAGTATTTTTGCATTATATTGATAAAGATAACAAAAACCCCCATGCTGCACCATATGATTTTAGACCTGCATTAGGAACTACAAGATTACAAAATATACACTTACACGATCAAATGAGACTAAGAAAGGCGAGAAATGAAAATAACTAAAAACGTTTTGTTTAAAAATGATTTAAAAGAATTTTTAAAGTTAATTAACTCTGATAATTTTCCTTGGTATTATAATGATAAGACAGCACATATTAAATCAAATATAAACTCTAAACATACTTATGAAGCTCCACAAATGACTCATAAATTAATTCATAATGGAGAGATAAATTCAGATTGGTTAAAAATAATGTCTCCTATATTAGATAATATTTATAAAGACGTAGATATTAACGGTATTATAAGAATGAAATTTAATTTACTATTTCCTTATAAATACAAAAAAAATGAAAAACATTGCACACCTCATATTGATAATGAAGAGTATAAAGGAAATAGAATATTATTATTTTATCCAGAAGATTGTGATTGCTATACTTATTTTTTTAAAAATAAAAAAGTTTGGAAAAAAGTTAAAGTAACTGGTAATACTTTAATTGACTTTGATGGAAAAATTTATCATGCAGGGTCTCATCCAGTTAAAAATACAAAGAAAATTGTATTAAATATAAATTATATGTAAGGAGATAATATGACACTAAAAGAAAAACAATTATATGAAATGATTGATCAAATACAACAAGAACTTTATACTTCTAAAAATTTAAGAGAAAGTGAAGTTTTTTTAAATGCTTCTTTTAAAGAAAAGAATTTAAAATATGAAAAGATGATTGATATGTTAAGAAAAGTTATTGATGATTTACTTAATCAAAATACTAAATTAAGGTTAAAAATTAATCATTTAATTAATGACCCAAATTAAAATAATTAAAAATTTTTTATCTAAGGAAAATAAAAATTTTATTAATACCGTTTTGTTAAGTTCTAATTTTCCATATTATTTATCAGAGTATGATGCTCAACACCCACATGATGCTAACGTTCCATCTTATAAAGTTTTATGTCACTCAGTTCTTCAAAGAAAAGAAGATAGAATAAAACCAGGTTTTAATTCAGAACATTATAAACCAACATTAAATATTTTAAATAATTTTTTTATTAAAGCAGGTATTACAAAAGTTAATTTTCATAGAATATGCTATAACTACACATTTAACATTGGAGTGAGAAAGTCTTATATTCATGAAGATCATGCTTACTCACATTCACAAGCGATACTTTATTTATCAAAAGTATTGGATAAAGATACCCCAACAGTAATTTTAAATAAAAAAAATAAAGTAATAAAGAAAATAAAATATGAAATGGATAAAGGTGTTATATTTGATAAGACACCACACTATCACGTATTTCCAAGAAAAGGAGCGCGATTAGTTTTAGTAGCAACTTTTAATAAAATTAATTAAATGCACGAATTTCAAGAAAAATATATAACAGAAAACAATATTGATTTTAATACAATTGCTGATGTTGTATCAAATAACCATTTGAAACATAGTATAACCACAGGATATTTAAATGACTTTATTTTAAACACAGTCATTCAAATTAAAAATATAGAAAAAGACGTAAGATTTAAAAATTTGTTTAATCAATTTAATAAAGACTTAAATAAAAATAATTTACCGAGCGATCTTAGTATATTTTTTTCTATGATGTCTGGAACAAGCAGTGCTCATCACGTTGATCCAGAGTCTGTTCATATCATAGGATTATATGGACATACCTCTTATTTGTTAGATAATAAGATAGTTATACTGAAACCAGGAGATAGATTGTACATTAAAAAAGGCACTCCTCATAAAGCAATCTCTATGTCTCCTAGAATTGTGTTCTCTTTCGGAATTTACAATCAATAAAAATAGTGTTAAAAGGACCTAAACTGTATATAATTAAACGCTATGCTACAAAAGATAGGATTTCAACCAGGTATAAATAAGCAACTTTCTGAAACTGGAGCCGAAGGCCAGTGGGTAGATTGTGATAACTCTAGATTTAGATATGGGGTTCCTGAAAAAATAGGTGGATGGAATCAACTTGGAACATTAAATGAAAATGAACTTACTGGAGCTGGTAGAGGCCTACATCACTATATAAATAGTTTATCTAGAAAGTATGCTATAATAGGGACAAATAGAATTTTATATGCTTTTTCTGGAGGTGTATTTTATGATATTCACCCTATTCAAACAACTACAACTCTTACAAACGCTTTTAGCACAACTAATGGATCTCCAATAGTTACTATAACATATTCTAGTGCACATAATTTAGCACCTGGAGATATACTTTTAATGAGTAGTTTTTCAACAATTACAAATTCTAATTATAGTGCATCTGATTTTGATACTAAAAAATTTATGGTAGCCACTACACCAACTAATACAACTGCAACTATTACCATGGCATCTAATGAATCGGGATCTGGTGCTACTACTTCTGGAGGAATAACAATAGAAAAATATTATACTGTTGGACCTGCAGTTCAAGCAAAAGGTTTTGGTTGGGGTTTAGGTTCTTGGAGTGGTGAAGATGGTTCTGCAATTACAACAACATTAAACGGAGCATTATTAAATGACGCTAATGGTACAGGTGGGTCAGGAACTAGTATTACACTTACAAGTACTACGAACTTTCCTGATTCAGGAACAAATTTTATATTAGTAGGAACAGAAGAAATATCATACACAGGTGTTTCTGGTAACAACTTAACAGGTATTACGAGAGCAGTTAGAGGAACAACAAGAGCAGCTCACAGCGATGGAGCCACTGTAACTAATACAAGTGAATATGTTGCGTGGGGAGAAGCAGCCTCTGGTGACTTAGTATTAGAACCTGGTATGTGGTCAATAGATAATTTTGGAGACAAAGCAATTTGTTTAATTCACGATGGTCCTTGTTTTGAATGGGATTCAAGTTTATCAAATGCAACATCAACAAGAGCAACGATTATATCTGGTGCACCTACTGCATCAAGACATATGGTTGTATCAACACCGGATAGACACTTAGTATTCTTTGGTACAGAAACAACGATTGGTTCACCTTTGACTCAAGATAACATGTTTATTAGATTCTCGGATCAAGAAGATATAAATACTTATATACCAACAGCAACCAATACCGCTGGTACACAGAGATTGGCCGACGGATCACAGATCATGGGAGCAATAAGAGGTAGAGATGCAATTTACGTTTGGACCGATACAGCATTATTCACTCAACGTTTTGTTGGTCAACCATTTACTTTTGCATTCGCACAAGTTGGAACCAACTGTGGACTTGTAGGTCAGAATGCATGTGTAGAAGTTGATGGTGCTGCGTATTGGATGTCAGAAAATGGTTTCTTTAGATATGCTGGTAGATTAGAATCTTTACCTTGTTTAGTAGAAGATTTTGTTTACGATGATATAAATTTAGAATCTGGTAATCAAATGGTATCTGCTGGATTAAATAATCTTTTTGGTGAAGTAACTTGGTTTTATCCAAGTTCTACTTCATCAGTAGTTAATAAACAAGTCACCTATAATTATTTTGATTCATCACCTCAAAGACCAGTATGGACAGTAGGCACACTTGCTAGAACTATGTGGAGAGATTCTGCAGTATTTGGTTTACCTCATGCATTAGAATATGATGCTTCAACAGATACATCTTTCGATGTTATTGGTAATACTGAAGGAAGAACAAGTTATTATGAACACGAAACAGGAACTGATCAAAATAGAAATGGAACAATAACAGCCATTACTTCAAACATATCATCTGGAGATTATGATATTACACAACAAAGAGCATCTACAGGACAAGCTACAGGTATTGCAACTTTTAGAGGAGACGGTGAATTTTTGATGAAGATAAAAAGATTTGTACCTGACTTTATATCTCAAACAGGAACTACAAGAGTTACATTACAATTAAAAAATTATCCCAATAGTACACAAGCAAGTTCGCCATTGGGACCTTTTGATATAACATCAGCAACTACTAAAGTAGATACGCGTGCTAGAGCTAGAGCAGTTTCTTTAAAAATAGAAAATACAGGTGCTTCTCAAAGTTGGAGATTAGGAACTTTTAGATTAGACACACAACCGGATGGAAGAAGATAATGGCAAAGATAGTACAAGTTATAACTAGACCTGAAAAAGAATATAATATGCAAGTAGCAGAATCTCAAGTTAGAGATCTTGATGCTATTGTAGAAAAATTAAACTCAACGTTTCAAGAAGAATTAAAAGATGAAATTGAAGCATTTAACTTATTTATTAACTAATGGCTAATCAATTTAAATTTGTAGGTATAGATAATAGTACAAGTGGAGCTGCATTAACTCCATTTGGATCAGGTAATCCTTTAGTTAGTGAGACCTATGTTATCAAATCTATATTAGTCACATCAGCTGGTACACCTACAGTCACTATTACAAACAACAGTATTACAGCTATAAAATCAGCAGCTTTAACTGCAAATGTTACAACAGAATTACTTACTCAACCTTTGGTAATTGAGGGTGGAGATAGTTTTACAGTTTTATCAAGTACATCAGACTCGTTTGATGTAGCAATTAGCTATTTAAATATTAAGAAGGAGATAACAATATAATGAACGACATACCAACACTAACACCCGATAAGATAATAGAAAAAATATCAAATAAAAAGACAGGGGAGATCTACAAAAATGATAATGAGTGGAAATCCAAAGGAATATTACCAGAAGACATCCGAAGAGATGTAACTGTTATGATGCCTAGCCTTGATTTATTTGGAAAAACAAAATAGAATAGACAAATGGCCATAACTAGAGCACAACAATATAGACAGATGTTAAGAGAAGGTAGCGTTGCTATGCAAGGTGGTGTAAAAAACTATCTTGGAAAACAAAAGACTGTTTCTGATGTGCCTGTAAAATGGCAATCAGGAAAGGATAAACCATCCACAGAATTAGCTTACATTACAGATGCTGAAAAAAAATTACTACTAAAAGAAGATATACATGGATCATTAAAAGATGGACCTAACACAGGACCTGAAGGTATTATCTCTTTAGACTCACAAGGAGATATGGGAGGATCTGAAGATAAAGGTACGAATGCTGATGGTAGTAATAATCCTGGTTATGACGCTCAAGCTGATTTAACAGACTATGCGACTAACGTTGGTAAAACAGCTAAAAGCAAGGGTGGATTTAAAGGAGACGGTGGAGGTGGAGTAAAAGATTTTTTAGGTGGAGTAAAAAATTATGTGTTAAGTGGTGGATTAATTGGAGCAACTATTAAAGGACTTACAAATCTTTCAAATAAATTTGGTAAAACAACAGCTGCAAATCTTGCAGATAGATATGGTTATGGACCAGACTATCAAGGAACAAAAGGACCATCATCAGTTAATGATGGTAATGATGATTCTAAAGGTGGAGGTGGCGGTATTGTTCCATATTGGGCACAACTTGGTTTTCCAAGTGAAGAAGCATACTTAGCATCAGGAGCAGTAACAGATAACGAAGGTCCAGTAACAACGGCAGCAACTCCAAGAATAGCATACAGACTTATGAACGAAGGTGGTATGGCCGATGATAAAATGCCTTACGAAGGTGGGATCATGGACCTTGAATCATCAAGACAGATGTATGGTTTAGGTAAACTTGTTAAGAAAGTTACAAGATCAGTTAAGAAGATTGCAAAGTCACCGATAGGTAAAACTGCATTATTAGCAGCTGTTGGTTTTGGAATACCTGGGACTAGTATAGGTGGTTTATTTGGTAGAGCTACTTTTGGTGGAGCCGCAACAGGTTTGTTTGGACAACAAGGAATAGGAGCTACTTTAGCTGCAGGTAAAGCTAAATTTTTAAGTAAAGGTTTACCAAATTTAGCTAAAGGACAAATTGGAGTAGATAAATTTGGTAATGCTATTTATAATAGAGCGGGTGGAACCAGTTTGTTAGATATGATAGGTGGAAAAGTAGGAGCTGGTATCTTCGGAGCATCAGCATTAGCAGGTCTAATGACACCTAAAGAACAAGAAGAACAAGAAGAATTAAATCCATATCTTGGAGAAGGTTTAGATATAGCAGATATAAGATCAAGACCTAGTTTCTATCAAGGTCAAGCGTATAGATTAATGTCTGACGGTGGATCAGGAGATTTATCAAATGATCCTAATTACAAAGGTTGGGTTAAAGTATATGAAAAAAGTCCTGAAGCAGCTGAAATGAATGAAAAACATTCTGAATATTTACAATTTTATAATAGAAAAGCTGAAGGTGGATCTATGAAAGAACCAGTAGCTAAAAAAGTTATGCCATTACTAGATATGGATGGACAAGAAATGGATTTTAGAGCTGAAGGTGGATTTGTTCCAATAGGACGTATGGAAAAAGCAGACGATGTGCCTGCAAGATTATCAAAGAATGAGTTTGTATTTACAGCTGATGCTGTTAGAAATGCAGGTGAAGGAGATGTGGACAAAGGCGCAGAAGTTATGTATAACATGATGAAAAACCTCGAATCCGGAGGTGAAGTATCAGAAGAATCGCAAGGATTAGATGGCGCACGTAAAATGTTTCAAACATCACAAAGACTAGAGGAAGTATTATAATGGCTGTTCAACAAGTACAAAATTTACCACCACAATTTATACAAGATTTAGGTAAAGATCTTGCAACTCAAATTACGGCACAAACAGGTGTACCAGTAGTTTCACAAGGAATAGGATCACTAACACAACAAGCTGGTGAAGACGCTGCACAATTTAAAGCACGTCAAGATGCAGCTACACAATTTGGTATTAGACAAGATAGTTTAGCAGGACTTGCACCACAAGTTGCAGGTCAAGATGCATTACAAACACAAGCACAAACTTTAGCACAACAAGGTGTTGGATCGTTTCAACCATTTTTAACAGCAGCACAACAAGCAGGAACAACAGCTGGTGGAATGTTGGGTACAGCAGGAACACAACTTACAGCAGCAGGAACAACATTAGGAGGCATTCCTACAGGTGCAGCTACATCACAACAAATTCAAGATTTCATGTCCCCATATCAATCACAAGTGATTGATGCTACTTTAGGAGAATTTGATCGTAACAGAGCTATACAAGAACAAAGTATACGAGATCAACAAGCCGCTTTGGGTGCGCTCGGCAGTGGTCGAGCGGGAGTGCAACTCGCTGAGTTTGGCACAGGGGCAGCGAGAGAACGAGCATTATTACAAGCCGGTCTCTTGCAACAAGGATTTGGTCAAGCACAAGCTGCTAGACAACAAGACATTTCAAACCAATTTAATATTGGACAAGCACAAGCAGCACAAGCAGCACAAAGAGGACAGTTAGCTCAAGCTCAACAAGGTTTAGGATCATTTCAATCAGCTTTAGGTGGACAAACACAAGTATTACAAGGTGGAGACATTTCACGTTTAGGTCAGTTGGGCGCACTGAACCAAGCGCAGGCGCAAGCAGGTCTTGATGCACAAAGAGAAGCTGCAAGAATGGCAACATTCCAACCACAAGAACAATTAGATAGATACGCTGGTCAAGTAACTGGATTAATGGGTGGTGTAGCTGGTCAAGGAACACAGACTACAAACATACCTAACCCAACACCATTACAAACAGCATTAGGTGTTGGTACAACACTTGCTGGTATTTATGGTGCAGTTAAAAATCCTGGTGGAATAAGATTTAATATGGGTGGATAATGAATAGAACTTTAAAAAGACCAATGTTTAGAATAGGTGGATCAGCAGGATCTGGTATTACATCAGGACTAGACCAACCACAAAAAATGGCTAACGGTGGTAGAACAGGTTATCAACAAGGATCAATGCCATCGTTTCAAGCATCAGGTTTACCAGGTTTTTTAACTAGTTTTGGTTTAAATCTTTTAGCAACACCACCACAAGGTAATATATTTCAAACGGCTGCAACAGCTGCAAGAGATCCGTTTAATCAATTACAAGTAAGTCAAGCAAGAGCTAGAGAATTACAAGGTGAGAGAGATTTTTTAAGAGGTGAGACTGATAGAAAATTAGAAGCATCAGCTGCAGAAACAGATAAGTTAATTGCATCAAGAGAAAAAATTGCAGGCATGAAAGATGTTGATCAAAACGTTATGGCATACGCAGAAGTATTTGCAGATAACAATGGTTCACCAAACTTAATTAAAGGACAAAACGCAGTAGATTTTTTTGAAACAGAATATAAAAACTTAACAGATGATTTTGGAGAAGAGTCTGTATCAGTAGAACCAATTGATATAACACTATATCAAAGTCAAAAAAATATTAAAAAATTTAGAAAAGCAAAACAAGGTGAAGAAGGAAAAGAAATTTTTGATGTAGAATAAGGAAAAGGAGTTA